ACATCAAATTTATATGTTGCAGGTAATTGTAATACAGCTATTTTAGGTAATGTAGGAATAGGAACAACAGATACAACTACTTTTAAATTAAATGTTGTAGGTAATACTTTAATTACTGGTACTATTTCTGCTGATGCATCTAAATTAAATAATATAAAATTAGAAAATCAATCTAATTATACTTTTCCACCTATTAATGTTTTTACTACAGCTAATACAGTAACATTAAGTAATAATGCTTCTCAAAATGGTACTTATATATCTTCTTCTTCTTCAAATACAACTTCTTCTTATTTAATTTTTGATAATAATTTTACTAATGAATTTACTATATCTACTGCATATACAGCAGCAGGTAACTATAGTAATATATCTCCTTATACAACAACAACTTATATTAATAGTTCTAATTATTATGGCGAATGGGTACAACTTTATTATGATAAAGGTTTTGTGGCTACATCATTTTCTATTAGTGGAATAACAGCAAGTAATAATAAATGCCCTAATAATTTTGTTCTTGCTGGTTCTATTAATAATAATAATTGGGATATGTTATCATCACAAGTAGGAATAATTACCTATACAACATCAACCCCTAAAACATTTTCTTTATATAATTTCACATCATACAATTATTACCGTTTAATTGTAAGAAACACAATAGGAGCTGTTAGTTTAAGCATAGCAGAATTATCATTTACAGGAAATTTAAATACAACATTTACAAATAATGATAAATTTAATACTATAGTTTATAATACAAATGAAAAACAATTTCCACCAATGATATATACATCTGCAATAGCAGAAACTTCAACTAATAATTCAAATGATATTTTTAATATTTCACCATCTTTAAATTATTGCAAACAAACTTTAACAGCAAATAATTTATTATATAATATATATTCCTCAACAACTAATTCAATTACAAGTAATTATAAACAATTTATGTTTGATTATAATACATCCAATACTGCAACATCATATGGTGTATGGGCTGCAAGTCAATATAATAATACAACTGGTGTATATAATTCTGCATCCAATTACTATATTAAAAATAATTATTATGGAGATTGGATAATAATTAATTTTCCATATTCTATAATTTTAACAAAATTTATAATATGGAATGTTTTATCAACATCTAATAATGCTCCTAAAACTTGGAAATGCTATGGTTCAACTGATGGTTCAACTTGGACTGAAATAACAGATGCATCATCTCCTATAGCTGGTGCAACTTATATAAGTTCAAATTGTATTACAACATTGCCAACATATTTTGACATTCCTTATTCATTTATAGGATGGACTTTTAACAGTTTAATGTCATCAACAGCAACACAATTACAAATATTAGAATTACAAATATTTGGAAAAGATGATATATCAAATTCTTATTCAAATGTATGGAATAAATCTGGATCAAATATTTATAATACTTTAGGTAATGTAGGTATTGGTACAACTAATCCATTATATAAATTACATGTATCAGCAGCGAAAACAGCAGCATCAACTGCATATGCTATGAAAGTATCTGGTGGATTTACGAGTGATACTGGAAATTATGGAACATTACTGGGTTTAGGATCAGAAGATGGTTCGTGGTCTAAATGTGCTATAGGACATGTGAGAACAGGTGGATATGATCAAGGAGATATAGTCTTTTTATGTAGAAATACGAATGATGCTGTTACGTGTGATATGACTAATGAAAGAATGAGAATTAAAAGTTCAGGTAATATTGGTATAGGTATTACTAATCCTGTCAAAAATTTAGATATTAATGGAACTACATTATGTAGATTTGGTGCTAGTGCAGCAGTTTTTAATACTAATCAAATATTATTTTCTTGGAATGGGAATCCAGATGCTAGTGGATCAAATGCATTTTATCATGCAATTAATAGTCGTCATAATTCGGGCGCATATGCTGGAAATTCAATAGATTTTTTAATTTGGAATAGTTCATTATTAAATACAGCTATTCCTACTCTTCCAAATATGTCTATAACTGCATCAGGTATTGGTATTGGTACTACTAATCCAACAAGTACATTACATATACATTCAAATTTAAATGCATATGATATTAAAATACAATTAACCGATACATCTACTGGTGTCACTGCTACTGATGGTTGTGCAATTATTAAAACTGGTGCAACTCAGGATATGTGTATACAAAATTATGAAAATGCTAATTTACAATTACAAACAGCAGGAAGTAATCTAATTGCTTATACATTAAATACTGAAAAAATGCGAATTGCATATAATGGTTATGTTGGAATAGGTACAAATGGACCAGCAGTTGCATTACATGTTATAGGAGCTATTGCTGCAACTGGTGATGTTTCGGCTTATTATTCTGATATTAGATTAAAACATATAACATCAAATATTAATAATCCAATAGGTATTATTAATAATCTTAATGGATTTTATTATGTTCCAAATGACTTGGCAAAATATTTTGGATATAGTAATACTAAACAAGAAATCGGATTAAGTGCACAGGATGTTACAAAAGTTATACCTGAAATAGTTAAAATAGCACCATTTGATATGACAACAAATGAAAATAATGAAATAATATCAAAATCAGGAGAAGATTATTTAACAATAAATTATGAAAGAATAGTTCCTGTATTAGTAGAAGGAATGAAAGCATTAAATAAAGAAATTGAAAAATTAAAAATAGAAAATACAGAAATTAAAAATAAATTAAATGAAATTATTTATTTTATTGATAAAAAATAAACAACAAAAATAAAAAAACAAAAACAATTAGTCAAGATCGTTTTCTTTTTCGATATTGACTTTTACATTTGGACCACCTTCTGCGAAACCTCCACTTGTGGAAGTTTGGAAAGGTGGAATTGGTCCTTCGCCGCCTGCTCCCATTGGTGGAACTGCACCATAAAGTTTAGTAATTAGAGGTTTGATCTTTTCTTCACATTCCTTTTGCTTATTTTTATATTCTTCTGTTGTTAGTTTGGGGTTTTCTTCAAGCCATTTTAGAGCCTCTTCAACAACTGGATCAATTTCAGCCTTAATTTCGTCAAAATTTTCTGGAGCTCCTTCAGCTTTAGTCGATAGACTATTTTTAGTATTATAAAGATAATTTTCAAGTTCGTTCTTGGCTTCAATAAGTTGTCTATTTTTCTCATCTTCTTCTTTATATTTTTCAGCTGCTTTAACCATTTCTTCAATTTGTTCTTTAGACAATCGCCCCTTATCATTAGTAATTTTAATATTATTGGTTTTGCCAGTGCTTTCTTCTTTGGCTGTGACTTCTAGAATTCCATTAACATCAATTGAAAGATCGATAACAATCTTAGGTTGTCCTCTAGGCATTGGTGGAATTCCACTTAGATTAAATGAACCAAGAAGATTATTATCTTTTACAAAACCTCGTTCGCCTTCATAAATCTTAATATCAACTCCCGGCTGATTATCAGCATATGTTGAAAAGGTTTGAGATTTCTTAGTTGGGATAGTTGTATTTCTCTCAATAATCTTAGTCATAACACCGCCACTTGTTTCAATACCTAGAGAAAGTGGCGCAACATCAAGAAGTAATAGTTCATTTGTTTTGGAACTTCCTTGACCTGTTAGGATAGCACATTGAATAGCAGCACCAATTGCAACAGCTTCATCGGGATTAAGAGATTTATTAAGCTGCTTACCATTAAAATAATTGCTTAGAAGTTCTTGAATTTTAGGGATACGAGTAGTACCACCAACAAGAACAATTTCATCAATATCTGATTTTGAAATTTTAGCATCTTGAAGAACTCGTGCAATTGGTTCAATAGATTTATTAAAAAACGTTTCAGCCAATTGTTCGAATTTAGCACGACTAATTGTAGTCATATAATCGACACCATCAAACAACGAATCGATTTCAACAGGTACTGAAGTAGTTGTTGATAAATTCTTTTTGGCTTTTTCAGCTGCAATATTAAGTCGTTTAAGAGCTTTTGGAAATTGTTTAATATCTTTATTGAATTTCTTTTTAATATCGGCACAAAGATAATCAACAATTAGATTATCAATATCAGATCCACCTAAATGAGTATCACCGGCAGTAGCTTTGACTTCAAAAATACCTCCATCAATACTTAAAATTGAAAGATCGTGAGTGCCACCGCCTTCATCAAAAATAAGAATTGTTTTTTCTTTTTCATTTTCGGCGATTTTATCAAGACCATATGCAATAGCCGCTGCTGTTGGTTCATTAATAATTCGCAAACATTCCATACCACTAATAACACATGCATCTTTAGTGGCTTGTCTTTGACTATCATTGAAATAAGCTGGAACTGTTACAACAGCTTTTTTTACAGGATGACCTAAATAAGCTTCTGCTGTTTCTTTAAGACGAGAAAGAACCATAGCTGAAATTTCTTCAGGATATAGTTTTTTATTTTCTCCTTTATATTCAAAATTTAATACTGGTTTATTGTTAGCATCTGATTCTACATCAAAAGCCCATAGTTTCTTATCAGCTTGTACATAACTATCATCATATTTACGACCAATAAGTCGTTTGATATCATGAAAAGTTGTTTTTGGATACATAGTTGATACATTTTTAGAAGCATCACCAACTAATTTTTCATCGTCGGTAAAAGTAACATAAGAAGGAATAATACGAGATCCAGTTTGATGATCTGGTAGAACTTCTACGCGATCACCAATCCAAACAGCAACACAGCTAGTAGTCGTGCCAAGGTCAATTCCAATGCCTACATTATCCTCTTTTGACATATTGGAATGCTAGTATTTTATAATAATATTAATAATATAAATCTTTAAATCAATTTATATTATAAAACAAAATGGAGGATTTTAAATTAAGTTCATCGATTTGAGTATTTAGATCATTAATATTTTTATTATTATTATCGATAAAATCAATAATTTCTCTTTGAACTTCAATAGATGGAATTGAAATTTGAAAATTCTTTAAAGTTTTCAAATTAATATTTTTATATTTATAGAATAAATAATAGGCTAAATATTTATATAAAATAATATCTTTTTTAGGTTTTACGGAAACGGCATAATTATTGAGAAATATTTTATCTTCAGTCAAAACTACTTTATATTTTGTTATAATTATATTAAATCCCTCTCTATTGTATTTATTAATAGTTTTGTTTTCATCTTTGCATCCATATATTTTATATTTGTCATTATCATTATCATTATCATTATCATACCGATCACCATAAGTAATAATAGCAATATCTGATAAAGATTTGATAATATAAAATTCGGGAGCTATAATAGTTTCTTTGGTGTAGTCGGTAAAATTGAAGGAATAATTATTAATAATAAGATCATTGATATTGGCAGACGTTAAAAGATTTTTAGAAGTATCAAAATAATTATAATCATAAAAATTAATATTTTCTGTTTGATATTTATTATTTTTTTCAGAAGTTTTAATGAAATAGATAACAATTAATTTAAAATTTTTATTAAACATTCCGGTAGGTAAATAAGTTATTTCTTTTAAATCGCACGTTTTTAAGATGTATTTTCGAAGAGAAATATAACTACTATCTGTTTTATTATAAAAAATACTATTATAAGGCAAAACAATAAAACATTCGCCACCAATGATTAATGTATCAATAATATCATAAATAATATTGCTATCCATTGAAATACCTTTAATTAATTTATCATTTGATAAATCAATATTATCGGGTATTTCATTAATATTTAACATTTATATATATAGAGCTTCAAAATCTTAAATGTTTGAGATATTTTCATATTGGATATTCATTTGGTTTTTGCTGTTTTATTTTAAATTAACAAAATACAATCCATTATTTTTATTGATAACAGGATATATAATAACATTAGGTGAATTGATATATTTAATATTTATGGGTACAAACTATTATAATATTATAAAATTTATAATACTAAATTCTATAATTAAACTAATACCAATAATATTAATCTACAATACTAAAATAATATATAAAGATTTGATTGTAAGTCTTTATATCATTTTGGCGTATTTGTTAATAATGGCAATAATGAAGATAGATCCATTTAAATTTTATAAGAAAATGTTAGATACCTATATATATGATGACGATAAATATAAATCTATGTTTAGTATAACATATGATTATATATATCTATTATTAATAGATAATGATGGATATAAGCGTATTTAAAGAAATGTCGGATAATGATTTTTTCAGCAATAAACTAACCCATATTTATTTTACTCAAAATGTAACTAATGCATCTGTAGAAAAATTAATAAATGATATAAATGAAGCAAATAAAGAGATTACGACATCATCGGGTGCTGTTATACAACCAAAACCTATATTAATTCATATTTCATCACAGGGGGGAAGTGTAACAGAGGGAATGCGATTATTTAGTATATTTGCATTGAGTAAAATACCGATAGCTACAATTGTTGATAATTATAGCTGTTCTGCAGCTACATTTCTTTCTATAAATAGTCCATATAGATTAATAAATAATTATGGGTATTGCATAATACATGGTTATTCGGTTTCTGGGAAAATTAAAAAGAACCAACATCAATTACATAATATGTTAGAATTATATGATAAACATTTTGATATTATAATTGATATGTATAAAGAAAGAACAAAATTTAAACACGATGAATTAATAGAATTGTTACAACATGATTTATTATTGGATGCTAATTTTTGTTTAAAAAAAGGTATAGTAGATAGAATAATAAAAATAACACCAAAGAAAAAGAAAATAGAAATTAAAAAAAATTTATATGAAATTATAAATAATCCTAATAATAATATACGAATATCTTGTAATAACTTAATATCAGATATAGATAAAATATTATTTGAAGATAATTTATCACCTGTTATTATACATCCAAGGCATACAAATTGCAATAATACTACAATAGATGATGATGATACGCATGAACGAAAAAAAAATCAAACAATATTTGAAACATTAAATATGATACCTAGAATATTAAATATAAAACAGCCAACATATGCAATAATAGATGGACCGATAAGTATAGATGATTTATTGCCAATGTTATATTGTGATCGTATTTTTATGTTTGAATATGCATCAATTGTATGTAATATTTTATATTTTCATAATATGTCAAGTTTATTGATAGATGATAATATAAAAAATACTCAATTAGTGTTTGATATTATATCACAAATACTAAAAGAAAAAACAAAAATGTCAGATGAAATGATTAAAAATATAAAAAATAAATTTAATTTAATATCTTCAAAAGAAGCTTTAAAATTAGGTTTATGTAATGCTATTATTCCTCGCAAAAATTACTCATTGAACTAAAATCGCTCATATCGCTCAAGTCACTTAAATCGCTCATAATACTAATATTATCATCAGTTGTTTTTTTGTCTTCATTCATATATTTAATAATATTTGCATGAACATCAATTAAATCAATATGATATTTATTATAAATGTCATCAGTAAAAGATAATAACATCATTTTGTTATAATATGTATCTGATATTTTTTTTGCATTTACTACAGAATTTTTAAAATAAGTAGGAAATATAGCAAATAAAAATAGATAATAATTAAGAACGATATTTTGGCTAAATGATAAAATTATATAATAAACTGATCTATACATAAACTATATAAAAAGAAATAAAAATAACTTTATATAATTTAAAAAAAATGATAAATTCTTTTTCATAATTTCGAAATAAAAATGGAATTTGAAGATTTGCAAGCATTTATCAAACGTAATTCGAAAATAACTTCATTGAAAAATGATTATACAGACGAAGGTGATATATATCATTATAAAATTAATTCAAATGGTATGATATATGAATTTAAATTAACAAATGACGGAGAAAACATTAAAATGGAATGTAATAATACTATAATAGATAATGATAATGATATTCAATTAGAATTATTTGAAATGTTAAATTACAAAAACATAGAATATATAGATTGCTATATACTCAAAAAAAGAAACGAAACTAATTTTGAAATATTGGATATGTATGATGATTATTATGATAATGTCGAAAAAAAATTAATTTGTAATCGTTCATTTAAAAAGAACAATAAACAATTAAGAATAAAAATAATTTATCAAAACGACGATTACATATTAATTTATAATAGCGAAGAAATAATAGGATTTGATGAAATTATTAGAAAACTTGATTTAATCTTGTAATAATAATAAATTCAAATCAGATTTTTGTATTTCTGTTTTATGAACATTAAGAATATTAGTAATGTATTTATAAGCTTCGTCAATTTGTTCGAATGAAATACCACCAGTAATAAGAACACTACCACTTTCGAATATTGCTATAGTAATTTTTTTACAGTTATTTTCACCTTTTCCGGAACCTTTGCCGAAACAATGTTTGCTACAATTGCAAATACCGTCTAATATTTCTTTATTGGAATTCCAGAAATATTCCAATTTTACACCATGATAACGACCTGGTTCAAAACTGCATTTATTATTATAGATTTCGTTAATTAGAATTTTATGTAAAATTTTACGTCTAATAAGAAATTTATGTTTCATTGTATTATCTGTAAAAGATTTGAAATCGGTATTAATCATTCTTATAATAAAATTATTAAATTTAATATTCTCGATATTAGAGGTCAATTCAACATTCTTCTCATAAATTTGTTTGATTTGGATAATAACAAGGTCGATAATTTCTTCTACAATATTCTTATCTTTAATACCAGTAATTTGAATATTGCCATTTTTGAATATTTTCAAATTCGGCAAATATATATCATTAATTTTAAAAATAGTTGTAACTTGATTATCAAATAAATTTTTTTTAACACCTTCTTTTTTTGGTGTTCGTTTTTTCTTTGGATAAACACCTCTCGTATTTGGTCTATCTGTTATTTTAGGATAATAAATCCATATAAATTTTTCATCAATAATGAAATTTTCATATAAAATATCTAAATTTAAATTTATACCTAAATCAGCATTACATGTAATAGTACTTACTTTATAGTCAGTAAAATAAATGTCGTCGTTTTCCATCGAATTGATAATGAGATATTCATTTAAGAATAATTATCATTTTTTTATATACATTTTTTATTTTTTTTATTTTCTGATAATTTTGCCAAATACGAAGTATTTAATATTTCAGAGCTTGTATTAATAGAAATCATTGGAGGAATATTTAAAATATAAGTTTTATCTGTTTTTAAATGTACTTCTCTAAATTCTTCAATACTCATATTACCTCCAAACATTTTTAATAAATATCTAGAAGGAGCTGGACGAATAATATTAGAAAATCCATATCGTTTTGCTAGCATCTGTATCCAACTATTAATTTCCCAGACTTTATCGCTACTGCCATGAGTAGCAAAATTATAAGCATTAGCACATTGTAAAGAACAAAATGACCCAAAAACAAAATAATTGTCGTTTAATGCATCATAATTATAGGGCATACTATAAACAATAGACCCTTCAATAGAATGACAACACCAAAAACAGCAGGAATTTTTAACATTTTGATTTATGGTATTATTTGCCTGATATTCATTATCATAAGATATATTCTCTGCATCATTTGAAAAATATGAATTTGATTCATATGGAGTTGGAATTAATATTTTAGCATCTTGACTTTCATTACTATTAATAATATTATTAATTTTTGCCTGAGGAATAGACAATTGAATTATAACATCATTATTTTCATCAGTATCATTATTTTTAATCATAGAATCAATTATATTTTTTTTTGGTGTTTTTTTAGCTACTGTACTATCTGGAATAGTTTTTTTACGAGGCATATTAATTATAATTAAAAATTATTCTTATATAAAATAGTTTTTAAGAAAATCTAGAAATGATACGATATCATTTTTAATTTTAATGTCAATTGTTTCAGTTGGTTTTTTGTTGTCATTGGCATTACCATTAGCATTACCATTAGCATTAGCATTAGCATTAGCATTACCATTTAAATTACAACTGGATGACATAGATTTAATTTCTAATTGTAAATCTTTGATAACATTGATTAAATAATAAATAAATAAAATTACAATAACAATTACAATAAAAACTATAATATCCATTTAATAATTTTAAATATTTTTAATTTGCAAATTTTAAACCAATATTTCCGTTTATTATTTCTAAAATATTATATTCGACAACATAAACATTGCAATAAATATTTTTATTATTTCCATTAGAATATGCTTTTTTAGCATAAATAGTATCAATATAATTACTTTCATATGAATTAAAAGTCATACTCAATATTGTTTTAACAAATGCACCATTATAAAAACCAGAAGGAAACCATTTTTCAGGATATAATGAAAATGAATATAAATAAATACCCTGCATTGGTATTGTTGTATGATGCTGATAAGGTTGAATTTTATTATAAAAATAAGCGTCTTTTTCTTCTACGCGAAAATAAGGATTACCGCTGCCGCCGTCCCAAATTACTTTAGCATTTTTGAGAATACTTTTTTCATTATTTTTAGGGATACTATAAGTATAATTAAAAGTATCATTAAAATTAAATGTTGAATCGCCTCTTTTTAAAGTCCATATAATTTCTTTAATTGCTAATTGAGATTGAATAGTAACAGTATTTACAGTATTAGCAACAACAGCCTGAAAATAATTTGTTATAATAGAAAGTTTTTCTATTAAAAAATTTTGAGTTGCAGTATTAATCAAAACACTTCTTTCGGCTGTATCTAAAACAATATATGTTGCTTCTATATGTGCTCTAAAAGCATTTTGTTTAATAAAATTATTGATATCTATTCTAGTATTATGTATATAATTATAAAAATATGAACTAACATGCATATTATAAATATCAGAATAAATAGTATATAAAGTTTCGATATTTTCAAATTCTATTTTTAATTTAATATCATTGTTATAATTACCAACAAGTTTAACAATAGGCAATGCTAAACTTGGGTTTTTTGTGAACCAAAATCTAAGAGGAACACAAACATCTCTACTATCTATTGAAGGAGTATTACCATGACTTGCTAAATAATCATAATCTGTTATAATATTATTTTTAATTCTAATGGTTGTTTCTGGTCTTCTAGGATTATTTAGAGCTGGTACATTACCGGTCATATCATTATAACTATCTTTTACAGGTAATATTAATTCATTCCAAATAACTAACCATTCACCTGTAATTGTATCTATAACAGCTTTTCCTATTTCAAAAGTTGCTTTTTTAATAATTAAAGAACCAACATTTTCAACCCATCTAAATTTATAAACATCACTTGAATAAATAGCAGGTAAAGTAAAAATTAAAAAAAGATTGCTTAATAAATCTATATCGGCTCTTGAAGTTAAATTTACGCTATAATCATTACTTATATGCATATTTGTTAAAAGAGACGGAATAGAATCAAAAGTTAATGTTAAATTTTCGATTGCAAAATTAGTATGTTTTCTATATACATAATTAAAAAAACTAATATTTGGATTAGCGACAATATAATCATTTAAGCCTCCTTTTGCTACTAATTGAAGTAATCCTGCACCCATTTAATATAATAAAAGGTATTTAAATACCCTTAACTGTCTTTTCTTTACTTACATTATTATATAAATATTTGCCTTTTTCGAACATTATACTAGAAGTTATATCTGATGAATATGTTACATTGGTTTTATTAAATCCTTTATCATATAATTGTTTGATTTCTTTAAGGGTTATAGCATAATTAAAATAAGTTAAATCAGCCATTTGTAATGGCGATATTTTAATTCTTTTTGTTGTATCAGTAGCTTTTGTTTCTATTTTAGTTAATAAATTATTGAGATATGCTTTATTTGAAGAACCTATTATAGATTTGGCACTTGGATTAATATGTAATTTACTTAAATTGCTTTTCATAACTCTAGATTTTAATTGAGTATATTCTAAAGTTTTTTCAATTGCAGCTGTTTGAGCTAATCTATCTTCGACTAAAACACCATTAAAATAAACTTTACAATTAGCATTATTTTTATTATATACATATTCATTTTTTGGTTGTTCTTGGAATACAATAGTAATCATATTAAATTGTTGTTTATATTTCCCATCAATATCAGTTATTCCTAATTTATTTTTATTTCTATCATTTAGATCAGGTGAAGTATCAGTACAATCTAATTGTACGGAATTTGTATTATAAGTTTCTGGGAAATTAATATTATTATATTCGACAATAATTTCTTTAGCATCATTTCGAATTTTTACTAATGGATTTTTAATAAATATATTTTCTTTAACAGCAGCCAGATTAGTATTAGTTTCACATTCAAAATTATTTGTCTGTATAGGTATATAATTTGGTTCTCCTTTATAAAACAAATTTATATATCTATAAGATGGTCCTGGTCTACTACCGGCTGAATTAGCAGATTTATAATTGGCATCATCTGGTGAAGTTAATGTTACAATAGTATTATCAGCGCCTTGTACGTCAAAAAATAACCAGAAATTATAAGAATATTCTGCTCCTCCTGTTTGATTAATAGATGGATTAATATCGAGATAAGAAGGATCTGTTGTATCATATGTTTCAATATCAATATCCTTTTCTTGAGTATAATCTAAAATACCTGTAAATATTTTGGTTACTTTTTTTGTGCTTGAATTTATGGTTATATTTTTGATTAATTCATTATTATAGATAGAATAACTAATAAATGCCATAAGAGCAATTAAAAACACGGATAATATTATTTGTACTATCGAATTTATCATATCTAATTTTATTAAAGATATTATAATTTATAGATAGGACTTCTAACCCCGTATGCGCCTAAACCTAATGCAGCTAATAATCCATTTATTGGGCCTTTATTATAAATAGTATAAATATCTTTATTATTGAGTTCATAATTGTAAGTGCAAAAATTTGATATTAATCCGGAAAATCCAGGACCACAATTCTCGGCAGGGGTTGAACCTACATATAAAAACCCAGTTATATCTAAATTAATATCATTTAAATTTGTAGTTAATTCAGTAGAAGTATCTTTAGATAATTTAAATTTCTCTTTATCGTATTTTGTATTAACTAAATCGCCATCGACATATGCATATATAGTTGTTTTAAATGAATCGGTATTACATACTATTGCAATATGTACCCATCTTTGTAAAGGTATATATTGTATTTCAATACCTTGTGATACATAATCTTGTAAAACATTGATATTTGATAATTCAGCACATTTTTTATTAATTTCTTTTTCATATTTATTAGTAAAACGAACATACATAGAATTATTATCACTATCTAAAAATACATGTGGCGAACATCTATTAGTGCATAATTCAACACCATCGGTACTTAATCCTAAAACATTCTTAAATTTACCATTATATTTTTTCATATCATTTATATAAATCCAAAATGAAAAACTTCTACGAGCTCCATTAGCAGTATTACTGACATTTGCAATAAATTTATTTAGTTGAGTTCCTAAAACTGGCACTTTAGTGCCTTCAACGCTATTTTCAACTTTGGAAAACAGGGTCCAACCGAGATAAGTATATAACAAAGCAGCAATTATTACGGTAATAACAACAACAGCGAATAGGCCCATAAATAGAGAACTATTATTAGACATTGTACTATATGCACTATTAATTTTAGAACTAGTGCTACTTAATACATTATTGGTAGCAGTTGAAAAAGCATCAAAAATACGGTCCGAATCGCTTAAAGTATTATCACCCATTTTAATTTATGACTATCTATTATTAATAAATAAATTTTCTATTAATAATACTTAAATGATAATTTCCACAAAATTGACTGGTTGGAATATTTAATTTATAGATTTTTTTATTATTTTTTTTTTGCAATGATAGATAACTTAATAATTTTGTAAAATTTGTCAGTGAATGGTTTTTATTGGTTTTTTGTGATAATAAGAATAAGAAATGAATACTGCTAATAAAATAATCAATGGCTAAATCATTATTTTTATTCATGAATATATCAAAATAGCAGAAATTATTAATAAATTTTTTATAATGAATATTTTTTTGTAGTTTAGTTCCGTTTCGTGTATTCAATTCGATAATCAAATTTTCATGAAATTTTAAAGGGATAAGCCATTGATCTTTATAAATAATTCGTTTAAAATTATCACGATTAAAATTATTAGCGTATAATTCGCCAACATCCAAAAAATTATCACTTATATTATAATAAGTATTAGTAACCATTTGAATACAATTTTTAATATTAAAATTAGTTGATGTGGCTATATCAAGAGTTTCGTTATATGTGATTGTAGGTTTATATTTAATTAAGATATTATAAATCTCATCAACGGAAAGATTAGGGAATTCATAAAAACAACATATTTTTTTTATTTCTCCTAATTTGATATTATTAGATCCAATACAAATAATAGGAATATGTTTATGAGATGTATTAAGAAAATTTAAGAGATGTATATTCATAGTGCTATCAAAAGATAATAATGTTTCAAATTCATCGATAATAACGATTTTATTTTGAGTATTATTTGTTAATTGTTGTATTAAAGAAGATGTAAAAGTTTTATTTAATAAATCTAAAAGTTGTTTAGAGGAACAGCAATTAAAACTATTAATATTAACAATAAATAAATTTAGATCTTTGCATAATTGATTAATATTAAATGTTTTACCTATACCTGAATTACCAATAACAAATAGACACGAATCAGTTGATAATTTAGTTTTAGGCGTTAAAATCCAATTTTTAATAAACTCCATAATTTTAAGAAACTAAACTTATTTTTATAACTAATACAAAATAATAACATAAAAGTGCGATTAACGGGTACATCAAATCTAAAGTCATGAGGGATTTAGAATTATAGGTTTTAATATTTCCATGCATATCAAACATTATAGAAGGTTTCAATAGAAATAATAATAAAATTATTAATATATATATTAAAACAGTTATAAATATCATTCTCTATAAAATAAATATCATATTAAATATAGATGTTGTTGATATATAAATTAGTAATAATTATTTTGCTTTTAATAATCTTTTATTATATCATAAATGTAAATATTGAATGTTTTGTAGGTAGTAAAAATTATACAAACACAAATGAATATCCGTCATTTACAATAAAATCGAATATACCATATGACATAGAGTTAAAGAACGATAAAAATAATTATTATGATTATGGGAATGACGAATTAGAAACAAAATTTGCATCATTATTAAAAATAGACTACAATAAGATAATAACGGCAATTGAGGGAAATGAATGGAGTGAATGGATTGTTGATAATAAATATCCATATTATAAACAAATAATTATATATCTAAAACAACTGGTTCAGCATAATATATTTGATTTGCCGAATGATAAAAATAAATTAAACATTCTCAAACATTCTTTAGTTAGATATAAGAAAAATCTTAAAGATACTGGAATATTATTAATAGAAATCGATATATTAATTTACAGAGATCATAAGCCTTTAGCGAGACATATAAAATTTTTGATAATATCGAATGGTATAAAACATAATATAATAATGGCTAAAGTGGTTGGTGTAATAAATGAATGTAATTTGAAAGGTAATTATGAGACATACGACGATAAAAATAATTATCAAGAATTTAAACCGACATTCAAATATAAATATGATATGAATAGTTTTTTATATGATACAAACGATAAATTATTACATTCTCAAATAGAATATAATTTATATAATAATTTACTTAAGGAATTATAATATAAATAATTATATTATAAATATATAATGAACCATTTTGAATACACCGTTGAAGTACCTGTTACTGAAGCTGTAGAAAAAGCAACAAATGATATTTATAATTCAATCAAGGAGGGAAGATGTCTTTTTAATTTATGTAAAGTTGTTGATGAAGGGGATGACGACAAAAAAACACGAACATTTGTGATTACATCACCTGCGAATATTCATCATATTATTCATCCAATGTTTTCTAATTATGGTATGAAAGTGCAATGTTATTTTAAATCTTTTGTTAGTTTTTAGGGGTATTTTTTTTATTTTTTTGCGAATTTAATCCAATCATCGTTGATTGAATTTAGTTCTTTGATTATTAAATTGCAATTTTCTGTTAAGAATTGTTTGAAAGTATCAGGGTTTGTTTGATCTTCCAGAGTAATACGAATAATCATAAGTTGTTTTAAAGGATGGGGGCAAATATAACCGACATACGAACAAATGAGTTTATTAAATTTTTCATTATTGCGAATAAATTTATTATGAATAATTGATTGTATTAGATTGCCTAAAGTGTCGTCTTCATTTTCGATATGAAAATTAACTGAAAAAGGATTATTTGGAACGGGTTCAATAGTGATATTATCAATATTTGTGATAACATTATTTAATTTTAAAATAATAATTTGAATGGCTTTAGAGAAAAGATAGGAATATGATAATTTATTGACAGTTTCAATTTCAAATTTAACTAAAGTAGGATCACCATATTGGTTTTTATGATAAGATCGTTGTTTATCAAGAATATTTGAAACTTTGGCGGCTTCTTTGGGATCTTCGATATAATAGAAATTAGAAAGAGATACTGGAGAAAACGAGGCATTAGTTTTAGCAGTTCTTTTAATGGCTTTAGCGGTTAAATGGAGATGTTCGCCGGCTCTTAAACGAGTAATAAGAATATTATTTTTAGTTATAGGATTAGCCGGGAATAGTTCTTTTAGTTCTTTAGCAGTTAAAGGTTGATCTTTATAAGTTCCAGTAAAATTAGCAGTAGTTATATTAATAGTAGTTGCACCATCATTGACAATATTTAATTCAAATGAATAATCATTATCAATATAATCATCAGTAATTTTTTCAGTAACATTTATAGGTATTAATCCAATTCTATGTTTCATAAACTCATTATGCAAAGGACCTGTATTTTTATGAATTTCGACAGAAGGTTCATCTTCTCCATAAAATCCAACAACTGGTATTTCAGTTAAAATTACACGTCTAATGCTATTGATAATAGATAGATCCATATTTTGAATGTCAAATGAGTTTTTTTGAGACTTTGGATCATAAATATAATTCTTAAACATATTCTTTATTTAAATTAAATTATATTAATTTTATGTCAATTTTTATTATATTATTATATCATTTATTTTTAATAAAATGATATTATTTTATAGTGAAACTTGTCAGCATTGTTCTGTGTTATTAGATACAATAAAAATACATGATACTAAAAAGACGATTAAATTAGTTGTTATAGATGGTATTATAAATAAAATAAGACATAAAATAACAGCTGTGCCTGCTCTAATGTTTATACCTACAAAAGAAATAATATATGGCAAAGCTGTATTTGACTATTTATTATTACCAAATAGAGGTTATTTATTTACTAGTACTAAAAATACGAGAGATAAAGCAGATTTATCGGCGAGTAGTTCGATGATAGCACCTATACCGATAAATCAAAATAAAGATTTAGACGAACCAATGTCATTTTCATTGGGTTCTATAACGGCTGATAATTATAGCGATATAACCGATGATAATATTAATTCGATGAATATAAACAAAGATAGATTATATAAATGGGATGCTCTAGATAATCCCAATTCAAATGAAATGCCTAAAATGGATAAATTAGACACAGAAAAAACCCATAAGTCATTACCGTCTATTGACGAATTACAAAAACAGCGAGAAAATATATTTAAGGATATTTAATTAAAATTAAAACATAATAAAATGGCTTCTCCTACTTTAACAACGACATATATTTTTAATCAATATTATATTGATTTACTTAAGAAACTTAAAAATGTAGCTAAAAAACATCGTCTTCATAGTGATACCGCTAAGAGAGTGTTAAAAACGATCAAAGATAATTATCAAACTTACGACAAGACATCCGGAGAATATATTGAATTATTTAAGGAAAAAACAGCAACATGTTGGGAAAGTTACATAAAAGTAGAAAAGGATAAATGCAATGATTGGTTAAAAGATGACAATAATAATAAGATAGAAATTTATAAGGACATAACAATAAAAGATATAGTAAAACTATTGCGAAATGATTTTATAACTCATCATTATTTGTGTGTGTTATATATATATACAAATGATTTGACCGAAGAGCAGATAACATCAATTCTTAAAATTTTGCAAAAGGTAACTGAAGAAGTAGAAGTAGAAGAAGAAACTGAAATCGAGATTGATAATGAGAATGTAAAGAAGGTTCTTCAAAGATTAAACGAACTAAAGAAAGATAATATTAAGCCTGGAGAGGATAATTCGGGAATGCCTAATATGGATAGTTTAAAAGATACTACAATTGGCAAAATTGCGAAGGAGATAATAGAAGATGTTGATTTAACTAAGCTTAAACAATCTATAAGCGAAGAAGGAGATATATTCAAGGCTATAGCAAAACCAGATAGTGGTTTTGGTGAATTATTCACAAATGTCAGTCAAAAGATGTCAAATAAAATATCGACGGGAGAATTATCACAGGAGGCGATAATGAAAGATGCGATGAAATTTGCATCGATGTTACCGGGATTATTTGGCAATAGTGGCGGTGGTTGCGGTGGCGGTGGTGATAATGATGCTGATGGAATGAATATGGCGATGAATATGATGAATATGATGATGAAAGGCGGTATGGGTGGTGCTGGAGGTATGGGAGGAAAAAAACAAAAAACGGCAGTTAATATGAATGCTTTAAAAAAACTGATGCAAAAAGAGAAGTTACAAAACAAACTTAAAAAATAATTTTTTTTCTTTTCATCTTTTGTAAATAGAATGGTGAATTTGAGTTTTAAGGAAAAAATAATAGCAATAGTATATTTGATAATATTTTTAAGTGTAATATTTGCATTAATATTCAAACAGACGATATTTATATTATTGGGGATAGTAATAATAATATTTTTATTTTATGTTTATTTGCATGATGAAAAAAACAAGATAGAAACAAATGAAACATTAAGCAATAGAAATTTGACAATAATAGATAATAAAATATGTGTTAAGCCGTCATTGGATAATCCATTTATGAACCCTACGATTATAGATTATAACAACAATAATAATAATATCAAGGCTTGTCCGTATAATGAACAATATATTGAAAATAATGTTAAGACATTTTTTAAACAGAATGTTTATAAAGATATAAATGATATATATGAACGTAATTTTTCGGAACGTCAATTTTATACAGTTCCGGCAACTACTATACCGAATGATAGGAAGTCTTATGAAAAATGGTTATTTTATCGAGATAAAACTTGTAAAGAAAATAATGGATTTCAATGTTACAAGAATATAATTTAAATATATAATTAAATAATTAGATAAGAAAATGTCAAGTTTCTTCGATAAACAAAATAATATGTGTTCGGATAGTTGTTGGGAAGAATCAAAAAATTATGGTAACAATAAAATTAATAGTTATATGACTTATTCAACACAGTTAGTTGATTGCAAAGCCCCTGAAGTTAGAATGCCTGATTTTATATATGATCATGTTAATTTAAGAGGTCGTCCGGGATATGGATTAGCCGATTCATGTTTAATAGATGATTATAGTAAATTAATAAATAATGTTGATGGAGTAACTAGAGACAGATGTAAATTACAATTATTTAGACGGTTATTTAATGCATGTCCTTTATTTAGAGGTCAAACCGGTGATATAAATGCAGAATTAGACATTTTAGCGGGATCTGAATCGGGTATGCTTGATGGTACATATGGATGTAATAAAAAGGCTATAATGGAACAGCAAATAAAACAGCCTATACCGCTTGTCGATTGTCTAAAAGATATTCAAAATCCAGATCATATTGTACCAATTTGGACGAATGGCGGTGAAGATACGAGATCATATATAAATAGATTAAATTTTAATAAAACTTCTTAATTAAAAAATAATATTATTATATAGAATAATATAAAATGAGTTTTAATCGAACAAAATATGATAATTGCTCTTATAAAGTTGATTTAAAATCTAGTGTAGATACTTTAAGCTATATTTTATCGCCTTATAGATATGAAAATAATAATAAATGTATGCATCAATTAGGATTAGTTGGCGGTACATCTGTTTCACATATTAAAGGAAATTTAGTGGATTTAGATAGTGAATTACGAGGACAAACCCGAATATTAACACGATGCCCGACAAGTAAATATACACCAAGTGAAAATGGGATAATAACAAATGATAAAACGGATCCAATAGATCCAACAATGAAACATTTACCAAGTTGTCAATCAATAATGTATCGTGAAACACCACTGCCGCCACCATTAAAAATAAATAATTGTTAATAATAGAAATAATGAATACACCTAATGACACAAGAATGAAATATGATTTTGGAAGTTATCAAGAAGAATTAACTCGGTCAATATATCCTGGAGTATATCAATTAAGTTCTCCATATAATGATTGCACTGATTGTGGAATAATTATTCCAGACGATCCTTATATTAGATTTCAAACTTATGGTCAAAATACATGTACTATGAAAAAGGCGGTAGACGATTCAAATGAATTATCAGGATTAAATTATAAAAATTCTAAATGTAATAAAAATGCATATGCTCCTAATACTTATGTTTCTACAGGTTGCCGAGCAAATATTAATAAGGATACTCGTAAATGTGGTATTCCAACCGAATCTTGTAGATTATCAAATCCGCCATGCACTCTAAAAGAAACAGGAATTAATCGTTATGATCCGTTGTTTTGGAACCCGCAAGAACGGGCACTTGAAAAATTTGATAGAATTGGCATTAATTATAGAATGGTTGCTAAAGATAATCACGTTCCATTAATAGAAACTCCACAAGATCTTGCTGTATTTAATCCTCAAAAAGCTGAAGAAATATCAAACGAAACTAATTTAAATCAATGGCAAGATTTAAACCAAAAAAATAAAAACTATTCTCCAGGTTATCCATATGGAGAACCTAATTATTTATTGTCTTGCAAACAATCTGTCAGTAGCTATTAAAAAATTTAAATAATTCGATTGATAATGGTTCTGTTTTTTTTATAATAATATTATTATATATATATTTACAAATAATATTACTTATTCTATTATAATGATTAAAATTAAGTTTTTGTATTTTATCAAGTCGTTTTTGTCTAATATCAACATCTATTAAAGTGTAATTATATGCAATTGGCGTTGATTTTAAAAATAACAAATATTTATATTTAAAAATTCTAAATGAAACTATATAATTGTATTTATCTTTAATAAGATAAGTTAAATTATTTTTATGATTCAAATTAAAACAAATTGTATTATTTTTATTATAATAGCTAATACTATTAAATGCATTTTGATTATATTTTAGATTTTCGTTAATATTAAAAATATTAGCCGCTATATTTGAATAATGATTTTGAATATGAACTGTAAATGGATATGCAAACCATGTTAAAGAAGAAATTAGAATGAATAATAAATAGTTCATTATTTATTATTAATAAAATAAACCTTTAAATAAACTTATTAATGTTATAATAGTATTATAAACACATCTAGCATAATAATGATAAAAATGAAAAGCCACAGCATTATAAATATGATTATAAACAAGTTTTGGTGTAGTATTAGTAGAATTCGTAGTATTTACTTGTTTTACTGTTCTAATATCTAAGGTATCTGAATATACAATAAAAGAAATCATTAAAAATATTAATAATGACTTATTAATATTCATAAGTTGAGATAATAAGAATAATTGATTTATTATAAAATATCTTTAAATAATAATAGATTATGTCATCAAAATCTACTTCTTCATCAAATGAATTACAGACATCAGAAGATAAAATTATATATATAGATGAAGATGTTCCAGAAATTGAATATTATGAATTGGTGAGTATGGAAGATTTAGTTAAAGTAAATCCACATTTTATAGCATTTTCTAAAGAAGAAATATATAACGAAATATTTAATTTTGTTAAAAATAAATTTAAGACAGAAAATTTTATTAAATTATTTTATGAAATAATCAACAGAAATAAATTAAATGTCAATAATTTTATTATTGTGACTGATGCAGATAGAGGTAAATTTGATGAAGATGATATTGCGGCATTTATAGCAAATTTAAAGAAAAACGATAAAATCAATGATATCAATCTTGCATTAAAATCAAAAAATAAATTATGGTTTCCGCTTAATTATAATGTGGAAGGTAAATTAACATTTGAAACAACACAAAAGACTGTTATAGAAATGTCAGAAGATAATAAATATATTATATTTAAAGATGATGAACGCAATATTCCAGTTTTAGGAGTATATTTATTTAGTCCGGTAACAATTTTAGAGGATTATTTAAATGATAAAATAATGTCTCATTTGTATAAACCGATAAAACACGAAACATTATCATCTGTTGGTTATGATGATTTCGATAAATTATTAAAAGACTATAAAATAAAACTTCCGTTAGATAAGATTGATAATAACAATTATGATTATACAAGTTTAAATTTATTATTACAAAAATATAATTATAATTTGGATAATATCTCTAAAACTGATTTAGACGAACTCAAAACATATTTAAGTAATTTAAATAAATTAGAAAAACCAGAAAAAATAGTTTATAAGAAACCAATAATAGAAAAAGTAGTTATTAATAATCCTCGTTTTACTTTTTTTAATATTATGAAAGAAATAGGAACTTTAATTGATTTGACAATTAAATCAGTTGATACCATTACACAAATATTAAAAACGAATACTAAAACAGCAACTAAGAATATAGAATTATCATTATTTTCAATTATAAATAATATCAATGATAAAAATTATAATGATATTATTAAAAACCTCCGCGAATTGCGAATAAATTTTAATATAGATAATATAACCAAAACATTAACAAATTTCAAGGACAATGACAATAAAAAGAAAATAACACAACAATTAGAGGAATTAGAAATTAGATTTGAATTATTAAAATATTCTTTTACTGATATCTATAAATTAAATTTTGATTGTAATGACGATGAACACGAGTTTTCAGTTGGAACTGATGAAAGTAAATATGAAGGAAATCCTACAAAAATTACAAATCAATTAACAACAAAAGAAGATAAAGAACCTGAAGAAATTATTGAAGAACCGGAAGAAATAGATATAATAAACGATGAGGTAAAATTAAATAAATATTATAACAATGGTTTGTATAATACTGAACCAGGATTTGCCGAATTATTAAAGATTGTATTACCGTTTGTATATAAAATGCATATTTTAAGTGGCTTACCACTTAATTATGATTTATTAACTTCATATTTATTTAATAAATTTCGTTCATTCGAACCGAAGACAACAATTATAAAAAAATATATACCTGATATAAGTGACGATGAATTGCAATTATATACAAAACAACAAATTAAATATTTATTGTTAGAAGGTAAAGTAGCACCAAAAGTTTTAAATTCAATAACTGAATATTTTGTAAATTATATGAATGTTATTTATGATATAATAGCATATTGGATTATAAAAATACAACGTGCAATCGTAGATAATACATTATTTTTAGATTATTCAAAGATGTATTCAACATGTGATTATTTATGGGAGGAATACGGTGCACCATATGATATGTCGGCTAAAAACGGAGTGATGCCATATTTAATATGTATATTCGATGAAGTATATGACGATTTATATAAAGATGATACGGCGAATAAGGTTGAATTACCAGAAGATTATAAGAAAATAATAATAACCAAAATTAATAATACGAGTGAAATAGAAACAATAAGAAAAATAAAAAATAGCAAACCCAAAGTTAATCCGGGCATTAAATATTATGATAAATTATATGATTTGTTATTAAAAAAAGATTATAAAAATGATGGATTTTTGACGGCATATATAAACGCCTTGATTTATATGCCTTCAATTAAATTTAAAAAAATTCATAAATATTTGCAAGGCTGTTGTTTAGAGAAAATAGACGATAATTTCACAGCTGATTTATATCTACAGACAGATAGAAACGATTTGCAGAAAGCTAAAGAAAAACTAAAAGGTGAACGAGTATTTAATATGCCTCGATATAAAAGATTTTATATTAAAAAAGCAGTTTCAAAAGAAAAACCTAAAAAATTTCAAAAATTATCAAATCCAATTAAATATGAATTAAACTCTGTGCCGTTAAATGATTGGCTAGCCAATTTAAAGAAATATAAAACAGTATTTACGAAAGAATTAATAAATAATTTATCGATGTCTGTATTTAATACATCAGAAAATTATAAGGAATTATATATATCATATTTTAATAATAAGGATTTGAAACAGTTATTTCACAATTATCATTTTAATAATTATAACCAAATTGGAACGGCCGTTGCTAAGATTTTATATAAACATCTAAAAGATATGGAATATGTAACAATAATAAAAAATACCATAACAGAATTAAATAAATTAAATGCTATAACGGATAATATGACAGATATTATAAACATAAGAAGAATAGCAATAATAAGAATATTATCACTTCCAGCGATACCTGAAAATGCTAAAAATAAAAAATTAGTACCTTCAATAGAACTTTCAAATTATCAAGAAATTATGAAAGAAATTATAACAACTGTTATAAATATAATTAATAATTCTCATATGTTAAATTTAGAAGAACAGATTGATTTTATAAATAAAATTCGAGAACAAAACAAATTTGATATTTTGTCTAGAATGAATAAGAAAACAAGAGAAGAAAAAGATATTGAAAAAGAATTGAAAAAATACGGACTACAATACAAAGATGAAGAAGATTTTAATACAGAAGTTAATGCTAATCCTATTGACGCAGAAATAGAAGGAGAAAACGAATATGCACTCGATATAGAAGATAATAGTGATGAAGACGAAAGAATGGAATATAGTAATTATGGTTTTATATATGCAGATTAACGAAATAAATAATTATCCATTATTGATTTAGAGAAAATGCAAACAAATGAAATGCCATCTATGGATAATATTTATAATTCAAAGTATTATACACAAACAAGAGAATACGAACAAAATTTAAGTGATGAATATTATAAAAAAGCTCAAATGCCCTTTAAAACAGGTGTTGTACCTCATTATTTAGACGGTTCTGACACAGATGTTAGTATAATTAAAAGTTTATCAGGAAATGATATAAATATTGGTGATTTTACACACGGAAATATGCAACCATTTTTAACAAAAGGTATAACTCAAAATGTAGAACAATTTGGATTAAATAAAAATATGGGTTATAGCACAGACGTACAATTTAAAAAAAGAGAAGTGCAGCAATCTAAATTTTTTAACAATGTTTCAAATTTTAATAATGATAGAATTGATAAAACTAAATTTTTAATTGCACGAACAAATTTAGGACAACTTCAAAATAATATATCACCTATTCAAAGTATTCATGTAGGACCCGGATTAAATAAAGGTTATACAAGTGAAGGTACAGGAGGATTTCAGCAGGCTGATACGGTATCTTATGTTTTACCAAAATCTAAAGAAGATTTAAGACCAAAATCAGATCAAAGAACTTCAATTTATACATTACCAATGAAACCTAAAAATAATGTGGAACAACGAGGAGTAGTAACACCACTAGCCAAAAATAAAGCAGAACGATCATTTTATCAAGATGAGAATAATTGGTTTAAAGGTCAATCTGTTTTAAAGAAAGAAACAGAAAGACCAATAGAAAATTTAAAAGAAGACTCAAAAAAACAGGATAGTCATATTGATTATTATGGATCTTTAAAATATCAAAATGAATATTTAACAACTAAAGATGATTATGGCAAAAATACAATAATTATTTATGATAATGAAAGAAATTTAACACAAAAAGAAACACCTGTTGCTAATTTTACAAGTGTTATTAAAGCAATGGTTGCACCAATTACCGATGCTATAAAAATAACATTAAAAGAATATTTAATTGATAATCCTAGAATTAATGGCAATGCTGTGCCGCAATTACCCGAAAAGCCTACTTTATATGATCCTGATAATCATATTATGAAAACTACTATTAAAGAAACTACAATTCATGAAGGAAATAATGGTAATTTAACTGGAACTCCAGAAACTTATTCTGCTTTATATGATACAGCTAAAACAACCACCAAAGAAACAACAATTCATGAAGGCAATGGAGGAGTATTAACAGGAGCTGATGAGACATATTCGGCTTTATATGATAATGCAAAGACAACCACTAAAGAAACAACAATACATGAAGGCAATGGAGGAGTATTGACAGGAATAGATGAGACTTATTCGGCTTTATATGACAATGCGAAGACAACCACTAAAGAAACAACAATACATGAAGGCAATGGGGGAGTATTAACAGGAATAGATGAGACTTATTCGGCATTATATGACAATGCGAAGACAACCACTAAAGAAACAACAATACATGAAGGCAATGGGGGAGTATTGACAGGGGCTGATGAGACTTATGCGGCGTTATATGATATAGCAAAGACAACGACAAAAGAAACAACAATACATGAAGGTAATGGGGGATATATGGAAGGAAAACAGAAGGGTTATATAAATGAAGGAAATAAATTTAAAACAACATTGAGAGAGACATTGCCAAAATTGGATACAACAAGAAATATAAATAATGTTTCATATAAAAGTACATATGTATATGATCCTTCGATAGTAGCTAAAACAACAGTTAAAGAAACTACAGTAGGATTGGGAGGATCTAAATATGGATTTTTGGGAGGAATGTTAAATGGTTTATTTGGTGGTTATTTAATTAAAGATGAAAAAGCTAAAAACACGCAAAGACAATTTTCTTTAACTGATAATTATGGAATAATGGCAGGAGGTCAAAGTCAATTTTTACAAACAGATAGAGAAGCTGATTATAATGCTGAAATAGATGGAACGAGAGAATTAATAATGATGAAAGCAGGTCACACGCCAAATGCTGGAGGTAAATATGTAGGATTGCCAAAAGAAAATGTTAATATGAATGTTAATAAAAAACAGATAGATTTAGAAGAAGCAGAGAGAATAGGACATTTAGGATTAATAAAAGAAAATATGCCAATACCTTTAACATTAGATAATATAACTAAAGAACCGTATAAACCTAATGCATATAATAATAGATTAGATAGTAGTATATTATCAACATTAATAAATAATGATAATATAATAAAAATAAATCCCATAAGAACTGATTGTGACGCTATTTAAATTTTCTTTTTAACATTAATTACTGGTTTATTTTTGTTTTTATTCTTTAAAAATACACTTGGATCATATGGTTCGTCTTCTTCTTCGTCTTCATATGCCAACATAGTTGATTTTCTTTCTTTTTCGAGGGCACATAAATTCCACAATTCTGGAGTACACATTTTAAAATCGGCATCTTTAGCTTTATACCATTTGACCTGATCTTCAAGACGATTGCTTTGAACTTTATTATCTATAACGATACATTCATAATTTTCGGTGCAATTATCCATAACAGCACAAAATGTTGAAAAATCGTTAAAAATTCCGGCATAATGATTATAAATCTTTTCTCTTTCTTTGATTATATTATTTTTGAAAATGAAAACATAATCAATATTTGCACGAAGAACGGGGGGCAATCCCATACAATATTGCATAGTAATCAAGAAAAAAATTTTATAATGCCGACCATTCATAAAAATACTTCTAATATTTTTATCACTAGGCCAAGTTTTATCATATAGACAATCATCTAAAATTAAAAAAGCTCTATTATCGATATCTGAACTATGAAATTGTTTTTCTTGTTGAGCTTTTTGTTTATTGATTGTTATTTGTCTTTCTAAAAACCTTTTTATAATGGGTGGTTCATATTCTTCATAGATAAGCATATTTGGAATAAATTTTTCAAAAAAATTATTAGCTGTTTCGGTGGGACTTATTACAACACCTACAGGCAGATCTTTATGATAGCTCAATATATCTTTCATACAATACGATTTACCAGTATTTCTTTTACCAATAAAAACAATAACAGAATCACTTTTTATAGTAGAAGGATCGAATTTTTTTAATTCAAGTTTCATATTTATTAATAATTATTTTTTATATTTATATATTTAAACCCTTGTTAGATTTATATTATTTAAATTACTTTTTTTATTATAGAATGGAATATTATATTGTGTCATTGGTTATAACGGTTATTATATTTGGTATTATATATTCACTAGATAAAGGACCTGTTGCAAATATGCCCGAAGACGAATATACAAAAAAACAATTATTCACATCTAACAATATTTTATTATTTACAATTATTTATATTGTTGCAACAATTATGAGTTATTATATTTTTACATCTTCATTATCTTTAGCAGGATTATCTTCGTTAGTTCCTATTTTTATTTTAAATCTATTTAAACCACCAATTGAAGCTCCACCTTTAATTGCTAATAATGATGAAATAGATCCTAAGATTTTAAGAAAAATAAATGATAACATTGACATAGGCTTTATGCCAATAGAGAAAGAATAAATTTGTATTAATTTAAAAAAATAAAAGAAAAAAATGATTAAATGAATTCATTTAAATAATTGTGTAACATAATGCTGAGTTACCTGATTAATATGCTGATTTTCATCGCCCAGATGTCGCTGTATCTTATTGCTATTCTCGCTGTTTCCTATTGCATGGTCCATGTTTTCAGGAGCCTCCACTATATTGACGATAGTAATTTATCGTTTAATCATGTCGGTGGTTCTTCGAACGTTGATTTCGGCAAAGTTAATAAGAGTATAGACGATCTTAGAAAGAAATTAGAAGAGCAAAACGCCAAATATGAGGCTGCTATTGCGGAAGTTCAAATCGCGGAAGTAAGTACTAAAATACGCGAAAAGAAGTTGGAGATTGCCGCACATTGTGCTAAAATTACCGAGAAATTGGTTGATTACTTGCAGTCAGAAAAATGAGAATTGTTGGGATGGAAAAAAAAGAGCAAAAAGAAATTTTTGTTCTTTATAAAAAAATGATATTAATTTATTTTATTTTTTTGTTTATGTATTCTTTAATAGAATTGATAAAACTGATTAGTGTTTTTGCGGGTCTCAAAATAATATTTGATATAGATTTGATGGAAGATATAATAATAAACATTCAAGAATATCAAATAATAAAATTGTTGATAGATTTATTATTTATTTATAGTATTTTGAATGCTATATAAAAAATATAATTATAATTAAAAAGAGTATGTCATCATTATTTGATGAAAAAACTTTTCTAAATACTATAATAAATAATTGTAAAAATATTAAAGATTTAAATGAATTGAATAATAGTTTCGATAAAATCTTTGATGAAACTATCACAAAAACTAATATAGATTTTGTTTTTGATATTTATAATAAAAATAATGATGATATCGAAGATGCCAAAGTAAGATATGGCAAAAATTATAAAGAAATCAAATTAAATCTCATTCTTTATAATGTTCTTTTAACTTATTTAAGGATTGTTTAAAAATGTCCTTAAATCAATTTATAATTGGATAAACATTTTAATATAATCGTTAATAGGATTGCGACAATTTAAACATTTGGTAACGCGATTATTATGGAAACGGATGCTTTGAACGATACAATCATTACAACAAGTATGGCCGCAGGGAATTGCGCACATATTAATTTCATTTTCGAAACAGATGGGACAAATATTTTTATTTATTTTTTCAGTTTTTATAATTTCAGTAGTAGTATTTATAAATAATTTTCTAAATGCTGCCAATTCTTCTTCTTGAATATTAATTTCTTTTTCTAATAATTCTTTTTTATCATTATAATAATTATTTATCCAATCATTTACATAATCTTTTAACAATCCTACATAATTTCGCATAAAATCGTTTAAATCATCAATATTTTTATTATTGTCTCTATATAATTTTATCATAACATCTTGATGATTTATAAAAACATCAGATTTATATGTTAGTATATCTAATTTTCGTTTCTCTAAACATTTGAGTTCATCCATATTAATTTTTAAATTTTTATTTAGATTATTATAATTTGTTAATAATTTATCTGCGGTAAAATTATCTTTATTTACCAAAGATAACAAATCAATATTTTCATCTAAATTATAAGCTTCGTTAAATGAACTATAATTCATTATAATTATACTATATATTATTAAAGATGGATTTATCGCTGCAATTTAAAGAAAAAGAGATATTTAATTTTAATAATTTTAATTTGACTAAAATAGGAGTTATAATATTAAATGACATCACTTTTAATATTATAATTCTTATTTGGTATATTTTATATGATTATAATATTATAACTTCGCCTAGTGTGTTCTTTGCGTTGATTGTATCATTAATTCAAAATGTTTGCATATTTTTATATTTAATTTTCAAAAATCTATCAACAGAATATATTGTGAAATATTTTATAATATTAATAATACTCAAAATAATTCCAATAATATCATTTTATTATTATGGTAAAATGACTATTGATTATATCGATGTTTATGCAACTGTTTATTTATATCTTATTTATATTCTAATATTTTTCATAATTTATGATATTATATTACAAAAAAATGTTAATTTATCTAATATAATCATTAAAGACTTTACAACATATGAGCGTGACGATAATGTTATAAGTTCTGTTTATGACACTACTTATAATGATATCATCAAGCGTATTATTTAAAATCCAAAAAATCTTTGGATTTTTTTTGTGACGTTCGTGTTTTTCAGCTGATGAACTGATGAAATGTCTTAATATATATCAGTTTGTCGTGTGCGTTGTCGATATTATTATAGATCATATCGTCGAATATAAAATTGTTAATTTTGATGATATGCAATTTTACAGCCGATTTTACTTTCTCATATAAATAATCATACAAAGAATCGTCGGGATTATAACAAGGAAGTGATTTAACATCGAGTAATCTGTCAAGATCAGGAAAATATCTTTCAAATACTTCTTCGAATTCTTTTGAAATAATTCGATTAATATTTTGAGTTTCATTTTTCCTGAATTTGTCAAACACCAGTCCAACGACTTCGTTAATATACCATTCTTCATCGAAAATAGGAGACACCATTTCGGATAATTAGTTATAAATATTAGATATTCATTTTTATTTATAATTCCTAAAAAAAAAGAACAAAAATATTTTTTGCTCTTTTTTGGGATTAGATCTATCCTTTTAAATTCATCGTTTCATTTTCAACAACTTTGACAATTCTTTCAAGAACCGATGAGCATTTATCTAATATTTCCATTCTCTTTTTTGACAAGTTATCATTCAAAACTTGTTCCTCAAAATCTTTCTCAATTTTTGCAATATTTAAAGATCTTTCTATCATATTCAGTTTGATTGCTTCGATCTTTGCATTAATTGAATCGACTTCAACCTTAGGTTTTTCTTCAACCTTAGGTTTTTCTTCGACTTTAATATAGAACGACAAATACAGCACAATCAAAAACTGACAATAAAATATGATTGTATCGATCATTGAGATACACAACAATAATTTAAAATTGAATATATCATTTTTTGTATGATATCTTATAAAATCATACAAATTATTCGTCGATGTCTGTATTAGCTTGGCTTTCGCAATCATTGACAAACGATTCTTCAACAATGCCATATAATTTATCATATATCAATTCTTCTTCATTCGTAAAATCATTTGTTGGAAAATAGATATTAAATAATTCGTGTTTTCTATCAATACTAATAAGAGTTTCATAGAAAATATCGAATGCAATGGATATATCATATTCGCCGGCATCATTGTAATAAGTCAAGAATTCCTGAATAAACTGGGGTTCGTCCATATTTGCTTGGTTTAAATAACAAAAAGAAAAAAAGATAATTCATTTTTTCTTTTTTTTGATAAATAATTACTCAAAATATTTTTCGATATATTCATTTCGTTCAAATATTTCGTTAATTATTATATCTTTGATTTTCTCAAACAAATCATCAATTGATTGTGATGAATAATGTTTTAATAATGCCTTTGTTCTTTTGGGATATTTGACAGCAAATATCTCAGTCAAATATTTATAGAAGGCGTCGTCAATACATTCTTCATTGCAATTGAAATCTGCAATAATAAATTCTATAGTTTCTGTCATTTTCCTACAATTTTAACTCTTAAAAGTAATAATTCATTTTTTTTACAATTATTTTAATTTTAATACAAATATATAAACAGATATTGAATTAAAATAATTGACAAATGATTATAGACGACTATTTAAATTATCAGACAGAATATAAAATTAAATATGGAGAAAATACGATTATATTAATGCAAGTAGGATCTTTTTTTGAGTTATATTCAATTCAGGAGAATTGTTCGTTTATGACAAAAATAGGTGATATATGTAATATACATATATCAAAGAAAAATAAGACAATAAAAGAAGTTTCTAAATCAAATCCATTAATGGCAGGATTTCCTCTTTATGTTGTAAATAAATTCATTCAAATATTAACAGAAAATAATTATACAATAGTTTTAATAGAGCAAATAACACCTCCACCAAATCCTGAAAGAAAGATAACAGAAATAATAAGCCCTTCAACTAATATTAATACTAATACGAAGAAAAGTAATTATATAATGGTTTTATATTTTGAAGAAATGAAAGATAATTTATTGATAGTTGGAATTAGTGGTGTAGATTTGACTACTGGCAAATGTTTTGTATATGAAACAGGAGCAATAAAAACAGATCCTCAATCAACATTAGACGAATGTTATAGATTATTGACAATATATAATCCAAGTGAAATATTAATAATAGCAGAGAATGAGATTAAAAATAAAAATCAGATAATAGAAATTACCAATGCAATTAATTCATTAGTTCATTATAAATGGCATAATTATGAATTGTTTCCAATTATAAAAAAATTAGAATATCAAAATAAAATTTTAGAAAAATCTTTTGAAAATAATTCAATGTTATCTGTTTGTGAATATTTAAATTTAGAAAGAATGAATTATGCAAGGCTTAGTTTTTGTTGTTTATTACAATTCGCATATGAACACAACGCCGAAATAATTAAAGAATTGAATAACCCCGAAATTTTAGAACAATCCAAAATTCTAACAATTGAATATAATAGTTCATTACAATTAAATATTATTAGTCATAATGACAATGAACGACCATTATTAGAAATCTTAAATAGATGTTCTACTGCTTTTGGTTCTAGGGGATTTAAGGAAAGGTTATTAAATCCTATAAATAATGTGGATGAATTGAATAGAAGATATGAAAAGATTGGGGAATTATTGGAAGATAAAAAATTTAAGATAATAAATAAATATTTGAATAATATCAATGATTTGGAGAGAAGTAAAAGAAAAATTTTATTAAAAAAATTCAATCCATGTGAATGGAATTATTTTATTAATTCTCTAGAAAATGCTATAGAGGCTTTTAAGATAACAAATAAGGATATAAATAAGATTGAAGAAATTTTAAATTATTTGAAGATTTTAAATTTGGATGAATGCAATAAATATAATATATCTGATATTAAGAGTAATATTTTTAATGAAGGTTATTTACCAGAAATAGATGAATTAACAAAATTAAGAGAAGAAAAACTCAAATCTCTCAATACAATATGCGATATAATAAGTAAAATTGATGATACTGTATGCAAACTTGAAAATAATGACAAAGATGGATATTATATATTAATAACTAAAAAAAGATATGAAACGGCAGTAAATAAAAATAAGAAATATATGAATAAATTTGAAAAAAAAATAATTAGTTCTAATAACAATAATCTAAAACTAGTTTCACCAGAAATTAATGAAGCATCATCAATTATAGAAACAATAGAACAGAAAATTCAGTCAATAGTTATAAAAGAATATTTACATTTTCTAACAAAATTTTTAATTGAAAATAAAATAAATTTAGAAGTTATTATTAATGATTTAACAGAACTCGATATAAATAATTGTAATGCAAAAAATGCCTTTGATTATTGTTATTATAAACCTCAAATTATTCAAAATTCTTCAAATTCTTTTATTAAATCTGAAAATCTACGCCATCCAATTATAGAAAGAATTTATAACGATATTGAATATGTTGGCAATGATATTTCTTTAAATCAAGATGGTATATTATTATTTGGAATAAATGCATCAGGCAAGAGTTCATTTATGAAAGCTGTAGGATTATCGATAATAATGGCACAATCGGGTATGTATGTACCATCTACATTATTTGAATATTACCCTTATAATCATATAATGACAAGAATTTGTGGAAATGATAATATTTATAGGGGTATGAGTAGTTTTGTTGTTGAAATGACAGAATTACGAAACATACTTCAAAGGGCTGATAAATCAAGTTTAATAATAGGAGATGAGATTTGTTGCGGAACAGAGGCAATATCAGGCATATCTATTGTATCGGCTGCAATTAATGAATTAATAAATAAGAAGGCATCATTTATATTTACAAGTCATTTACATGAATTGACGGACATTTCAATAATAAAAAATAAAATAACAGAAGACAAATTAAAAATATTTCATATGCATATAGAAATTGATGGAGATTTAATAATATACGAAAGAAAATTGAGAGAAGGTCAAGGATCTAATATTTATGGGATAGATGTTTGCAAATCATTGGATATGCCATTAAATTTTATGAAAAATGCTGAATTAATTAAAAAGGAGATTATGGGAATAAATACAAATCTTATAAATACAAAAACATCGAATTATAATTCGGCTGTTTATATTGATCTTTGTGATGTTTGCAAAAAAAACAAAAGTATAGAAACACATCATATTAATTATCAAGTGAATGCAGATGAATATGGCAAATTCGATAATTTTAATAAAAACATTCAACATAACTTAATACCAATTTGTGATGAATGTCATAAAAAAGAACATAACGGTAATATTGGTATATTGGGATATGTAATGACAAATAAAGGTAAGAAATTGGAAATAGATAATAAGAGCAGAATTCATAAATTAATTAAATTTGAAAATGATAATTGGTATTATAGAACTAGAATAAATGCTAAATGGATGCCAACTACAGAAAAAGAAATAATTGATTTTTATAATAAGCAAATGAAAAGTAGTAAAACAGGTGCAGAAATTTCTGCAGAATTTTTTTTATTATAATAATCAATTATTTATTTTTTTTGTGTTATATATAGTTCTTGTGATAGCTATAATAATTTATCAAATAAGAGAAACTCCATTTGATAACGATAAAAAAGATAAACTATCATTAAAAACGGATGGATTTAAAATATTCGATCATGATAATATAAATGAAATTCTAAAATCAAGTCTTCCTAAAAATTATATTTCAATAGATTATTTATATATAATAAAAGGTTGTACTATTTCAACATTTCATAGAGACGTAACATCAAGTAGTTTTATATTTAAAACAAAACATCCAGTATATACACTTATAAGTTATTATAATAAAGGACCATTATTAACATTATGCCCGGAAAGTCATACAACAACACCATTTTTATTTCAACCACCAAAAATTATTTATGGAAATCCTGGAACATCTATATTATTTAATTGTGCAATAAATAACTTTGGTAACGAAAAATATGTCATAAATACGATTTAGAAGACTTGAAACATTTAATAGGAATAAATAAAACAAGTTTGAGTAAATGTGCTAATAGAAAAAAGAATGATAATTATGTTTATACATTAAGAAAATTATCATTATTTTTTTCTTTTTTCATCAATCATATATTCACAAGCTTTCTTTTAGAAAAACCTAAGAAAGATAGCATAAGTGAATATTTAATTGATACATTTTATATAGGCGATTTCTACATATAATAAAAAGAAAAAGTGATTTATTATATAAATAAAAAAATAAATCAATGAAATTGAAATTAGGACAATATTTTACAACAAATAATGAACTCAAAGAAAAAATATTTGAATTTATATTAAATAATCCATCAGTAATATTAGAACCAGCAATAGGACAAGGAGATTTAATAAAATTTATTAAAAATAAAATACCAAGTATAATATTTGATATGTATGAAATTGATAAAGATATTCAATTATTAGATGATATACAAAAAGCTGATGTTATATATTGTGATTTTATAAAAAAATCAATTACAAAAACATATAAAACAATAATAGGAAATCCGCCATATATTAGAACAAAAAAAGGTAATTTATATATTGATTTTATCGATAAGTGTTATAATTTATTAGAAAATGATGGTGAATTAATATTTATTGTACCATCTGATTTTCTTAAATTAACAAGTGCGTCTAAATTATTAAATATAATGATGCAAAATGGAACATTTACACATATATATCATCCTCATAATGAAAAAATGTTTGAAAATGCAATAATTGATATAATTATATTTAGATATTGTAAAAATAATTTAATTGAAAAAAAAGTATTTTATAATGATAAAATACTTTATATTACAAATAGCAATGGATTAATTATTTTTGGAGAAGAAGAAAATAATAATAATATAATGTTTAAAGATTATTTTGATATTTATGTAGGTCTTGTAAGTGGAAAAGAAGAAATTTATAAAAATACAAAATTGGGTAATATAGACGTAATTACTGGTGAAAATAAAGTTGATAAATATATTTATATTGAAAATTATCCATGTGAAAACGAGTTAATAAATAAATATTTATCTGAAAATAAAAAAGAGCTTATTAAAAGAAAAATACGCAAATTTAATGAGAATAATTGGTTTGAATGGGGAGCACCTAGAAATATTACATCTATAAATAATAATATGGGTAATGAATGTATTTATATTTATAACTTAACACGAAAAAATAATGTATCATTTTTAAGTAAGGTTAATTATTTTGGAGGTGGATTAATTATGCTTATACCAAAAAAACCATGTAATTTAAATAATATAATATCATATATAAATAGTGATATATTCAAAAATAATTTCATATTTTCAGGAAGGTTCAAAATCGGACATAGACAAATATCTAATTCTTATATTCCAAATGAATATTTATAACGTTCTTATATTTGCCATAAATGTTTCTTTCCAATTAGGTTTAGGTTTTTGTAAGCAATCAATAAATAATTTTATTTTCAATTTTATATTTTCATATTTAAATATTCTATTTTTATTCCAACAAACTTGAAAAGGTAAATTATTTATATTTGGTGTTAATAATGTTAAACCTTTAACGCTATTAATAATTATATCAGTTGGATTATTTTTATTTAATACTATAAAATAATAATCTTTTTTATTATTATTGTTATATTGTTTATTATTCAATTTATTAAATAATATTTTACTCATTTTGCTATTATCATATAATTTTGTTATATCTAATTTCTCATTTGTATAAGCATATACGCACATTGCTAAATTGCCTGTATTATCTTTTGTTATAGTAGTAGTTGATTTAATATTTATTGGTATCCAACCATATGTATAATCAAATGCTAAAATATCATACCACATTCGAATTTTTGTTTTTTTTATTTTATCACCAAATTTTTCAATTAATAATTTTATTACTTTGTTTTCATCTATACTACTATTTATTCTTCCATCTTCATTTTGATTTGAAAACTGAAAAAATTGTTGTTTTAGATAATTTTGAATTTTATACATAATTAATGGTAATTGTTTTAATCTTACAATACAACCTCTAAACCAGCTTTGTATTTTAATTATTTGTAATTCCATTTATTTTTAATTATGAAATATTATAATTTCATTTTTTATTATTAAAAAAAATTTGATTTAAATTATTTATAAACAATTAAACAATTAAATAAATAAGCTGATGTTTATTAGTAATGTCAAAATGATTGAACCTGCGACGGCGTCGATTGCTATGTATTTATTAACAAAAACACCGCATATTAAACCATATATATTAAGACGAGAGCCATTTCATTATAAAAAAAAGTTTTGTAAATGGGTTATAAAAAATAAACATGTAATTATAGATATTGGTTTAGATGAATTAGCAGATTATATATTCAATATTTCAAATTATATTCAAATTTATACACCGACTTTACCAATAATTTTATATTCTATAGCACTAATTATTTTAATATTTATATAAAATAGTATTATGAGTAAAAAGTCATTATCAATTAATCATAAATATAATGAAATAAGTAAAGAATTATCAAAGCGTGAAAAGTCATGTAATAGAAAAGTTGTTTATGAATATAAAAGACCTAAATTAAATCCTTATGAAAATTATGAAGATATAAATGATTTTGTTATTAACGAACCTTTTGATCCTGATAGCAATTGCAATATTTTAAGCAATGATAATTACACTCCCGATAAACATAATCGATATTATAAAAATATTTATACTAAAGCTAGGTGTTATAATGCTAAAGGTAAATGGGATAAAACAACAATAAATCGAAATAATACTTATGATAAGGGTAATTGCTGGGTTGATGAAAACGATAAAAAATGCGGTGCTCTTTTAAATGATTTTAAATTATTGCGTGAAAACGATCATAAATCCGGCTTAATAACAAAAAAAGATATCAAAGAATCTCAAAAATTATGTCAAACAGATATCAGTTGTCATTTACAACGTGTAGGACAATATTCAATTGACTGTGTTTCAAAAGATAGAATACCAGAAAAAAATAAATCAAAACCGAGTGCTAAAAGCACTACTACTAGTAGTAGTAGCAGTAATAATGAATATGAAATTGATTTTAAAAATATAGAAAAATCTTTATATGATTTATACAATTCTAATAAAGCTCCTGAAACACTAAAATTAATAGGTAAAGGTAATCGTTGTGTTGTTTCTAATGAAGATGAAGAAGATGAAGAAAATGAAGAAGATGAAGAAAATGAAGAAAATGAAGAAGTTCAAATGGATGAATTAGATAAATACATGATTGTAAATATAACAGAAGATGAAAAACCACCATTGGCAAAATTGGAAGTCGGTAAAAATATAATGTCAATTAAAAATTATTTAGCAAATAATTATAATAATTATCTTCGATATATTTATTTTATTATTATAAGTCTTGATTTAACTGTTAGAACAGATATAGACATTATTAAATTGTATATTAACGATGATTCAGATGATTATTTTTTAAGTTTTAAAAAAGAATTGAATACTTACATACAACAATATAAGATATATTATAATTTGGCAGCTAATATACCATTCGTAGCTCCAATTTATGAGAAATATTTCTCAAGATATTTTTTGAATAAAAAAACAAATTCAGAAAAAATAATTAAATTAAATTATGAATATATTCAAGAATTATTTCAATTAGCTTTTATAAGGTCTTTAAATCCCCTTTTAAATACGGATGTTCCAATAATAAAATATTATATGACAAAATCGCATAAAACTAACGTTGATGAATATTTTAATAGTTTTTATTCTAAATATAAAGAATTATATACAAACTTAATACAATTAATCAAATCATATGATCTACTACCGAATATTAAAGTTTATAATAATATAGTAATAATAAAAACACAATTAGGCGAATGTTATATTGATGCATTTGAATATTATTTTACAAATAAAATAAATGAAGAAATTTCTAATTATAGACGTAATTATAATAGATATGTTCGATATTTATTATCTTTAACTGATCCTAGAAATAATAAGAATATTAATTTCTTTTTACAACACATAGAAATAACACCTGATCGTAATAATTATTTAGATAGGTTTTCAGATTTTTTAAGAGAATATGATTTATTAATAAAAAATAAGAAAGTTGCAGATATTACAGAATATTTTAATGTTTATAAAAAATACTTTCCTAAATATTTTACATACAATGATATATATCAATATAATAATTTTATACAAACTAAATTACAACAATATGACCCCAATAATAGAGATGATTTATTAGAATTGTATAAATATATTAACAAAAACAAGGATATTAACGAATTTAAAAGATTATATAATTTAATCAATCAAAAAATAAATCCTACAACTTATGAAGATGATTTAGACAAATTATATAAAAAATTCTTTTCTACTTATTACGAAGATTTAAATAAATCTTCTTCTTTAATGTCGTCTTCTTCTTCTATAAAGTCTTATGGGCCTTTATATTCATCTTCTCCAGAATTTTTTTCAGTATCTTCTTCGCCTATTATTACTGAAACTCCTAAAAATCCAAAATTACCGACAACACCTCAATCAGTTATAAATAATATTTGCAAGACTATCTATAAAAATAAATTAAATAAACGAGGAATGTTAATTTGGCATTCAACTGGAAGTGGTAAAACATGTACCGCTACTTCTATTATGGAAGGTTTTTGGGGAACTAAACAAAAAATTATTTATTGCAGTAGCAGAGATGCATTAGTTAGCAATCCTCCAAGTAATTTTTATAAATGTGCTGCTGATTTATTTCCAAGATTTGCAGGAAAAGAATTAAGTAAAATTGAAAAAGAATTTAAAAACATTAGTTTTTTATCATTCGCTCAATTATCAAATAGAATAGAAAAGAAGGTTATTAATTTAAATGATTGTATTTTGATTATAGACGAAGTTCATAATTTATTTAGACCTCTAGTCAATCAACGACAACAACATCAAAAAGTAGAAAAATTATTATTATCTGGTTCCAAGTTTCCTAAAATGAAAATATTCATATTAACTGCAACTTTGGGAGATAATCCAGCAGAAATTTTTAAATTATTAAATATTGTAAGAAATAATGGAACTCCTGAATTAAATGAAACTGATGTAGATGATATTAATCAATTCAAATTAAAAATAAGAGGTTTAATATCATTTTTTGATATGTCAAATGATACCAGTAAATTTCCAATAGTTATAAATAAAGATCCTATATATGTCGATATGTCTGAAAAACAATTCGAAGAATATATATCTAAATACAATGAAGTTAAAGACAGTGCCAAAGATTTCAAAGCATTAGCAAAAGCCAATACTTTAAATAAATATTGGGCTGCTGCTCGTCGTTATTCAAATACACTCTATAATTTTGAAAAAGGTTTAACTCTTCGAGAGTTTAGTGCCAAATTAGAAGAATTATTATTGAATGTATTACAATACAAAGATCAAAAACAATATATATATTCAGCATTTTATGAAAATAAAGGTTATGGCGGTCATGGTATTTTAGCTATTGCCAAACAATTAAATGATCGTGGATATACTAAACTAACACCTGCTGAAGCTTTAAGAATTTTGGAAGATCCTAAAGAAACTGATAAACGACCTCGTTATATTTTAGCGATAAGTACTCAATTAGGCACAGATAAAGGTGCTGATCTCGATAAACTTCGGGCATTATATAATGCACCATTTAATAAGAATGGCGAATACGTCCATTTATTTTTGGCGTCACAGTCATATAACGAGGGTATAGATCTTAAAGCAGTTCGACATATTCATATATTTGAACCTTTGATAACTTGGGCGAGTGATAAACAAACAATTGGCAGAGCTGCTCGTTTATGTTCTCATAGTGATTTAAATAAAAAAGATTGGAATGTAACAATTCATAGATATATGAGTAATTTCCCAACAAAAGATGTTAAATTAGATGCAACTGGTGCAATAGACAAAAAAACATTATTATATCAAATAGAAGAAGGAGAACAAAAAGCTGCTGAATTTAATAAAATTTTACAAGAAAATAAAGATATAATCAGAGAAATAAAGAAAAATATAACAAAAACTAAAAAGGCTAACAAATCTACAGCAGAATTAGAAGAAGAATTAGACACACATAACGATTTAGTGGCAAATATTAAGGAAAATATAGAAAAAAATAAGAAAGAATTAAAAACATTGAATGCTGCTCTTAAGAAAATAACGAAAGAAAAACCAACTAAAAAGAAATATGACGCAACAGGAGTTGATAATATCGACCAACTTATTTATAAAAATGCCATAAGTAAAATGCAAAATATATTAACTTTATATCAGGCATTAAAAGAAGCGGCGATTGATTGTCAAGTATTAAAAGAATTCCATAGTTCAGGAAATCAAGATATTAATTGTCATAATTTCTAACAGTCATAATAAAAAATATAATTATTATATAATGTATATATACGATTGTATTATTATCGGTTCCGGTCCAGCTGGATTAACTTTTGCGACATTAGCTGATAAGAATGAAAAAATAATGATTATAGAGAAAGATAAATTCATAGGCGGTTGTCATAAGGTAAATAGACAGAAATACGAAAACGAATATTATTTTTGCGAACACGGGCCTAGAATGTATTTTAGTAATTATTTAAATTTCAAAATGGTTTTAAATAAGATTGGATTAAAATTTAACGATGTATTCGTTAAATATAAATTAAGTATGATACGATCATTATATGAGGAAGTTATTAAAACTAATATTTTTAATTTTAATGAAATTATGGTTTTTTGTAGTAATTTTTTTAAATTACTTTTAGATCCTAATTATGGCAAAGATATATCTTTATTGGAATTTGTAAAAACTAATAATTTTACAGAAAAGGCCATTAATTATATTGATCGAAATGCCCGAATTACTGATGGCGGCGATATTACTAAAATTTCCTTAAATAGTTATTTGAGTATATTGAATGAGACATTATTATATAATCCGTATCAACCAAAACTTCCAAATGATGATGGATTATTTAATATATGGAAACACAATTTGGCGAATGTTGATTTTAAATTAGATACAGAAGTAATTAAAATAGAAAAAGAAGCAGAAATAATTAAATTGACTACAGCAAAAGATAATTATTATTGTAAAAAAGTAATAATAGCAATACCACCTGTTAATTTATATAAAATTCTTAAAAATTCTCCTGAAAATTTAAGAACAATTAATGATTTAGCTGAATATTCAGAGAAAACTGAATATAATGAATATATATCTGTTACATTTCATTGGAATTATGAAGTTCCTGGATTGGCAAATGATAGTTTTTTTAATACTACGGATTGGGGTATAATTAAGATTGTTTTAAGCGATTATATGAAATTCAAAGAAAGAAATTCAAAAACGGTTATAAGTTGTTGTATTTCATATTTAGATAAAAAAAGCAAATATATAAATAAAACTGCTAATGAATGCAAAGATAAGAATGAAATAATATATGAGATGTATAGACAATTAAAAGAGATATATAAAAATCTACCATTACCGACATTAGCATTTATAAATAATTATTATGAAAATGGAAAATGGAATTCTAATGAAACTGCGTTTATTAGAATACCCAATTATAATTATATTAAAAATAATAAAATCAGTGATAATATTTATATTCTAGGAACACATACAGGTAATGCTAAAATTCATTTTACGACATTAGAAAGTGCGGTAACAAATGCAATATATTTGGTAAATGTTATATATAATACTAATTATAAAATAAAACGACCTTTTACAATTAAAGATCTTATCATAGGTTTAATTATTTTGGTTATTATTATTATAATAATATTAAATATCAATGGCTGATCATAGGAGAGAAAGTACAAAAGAAGACGACGTTATCGTTTTAATTGATGACAATCAACCAAAACTAAAAGCTGATTTGGTTAATATATCGGCATCAACACCTACTTCAAGAGATGATAATAAATTATTAACTTTGTATGAATTTACGGATAGGAAAAATACTGAAAGTCAAACGAGCGAGACAATCAACGATATTAATGATAAAAAAGATAGATTATATAAATCAATTAAAGAAAATAAGAAGAAAATATCAACATCGTTATATATAATATCGGCAAAATACGATTTAATATATTTTAGATATAATCGAATTTCGTTATTAATATTAATAATATCTACTTTGACGACATTTATAGAGGCAATACGACTAACATTAATAAATTATCAAAATGATAATCACGATTCGCAAATGTCATTGGTAATATCAAAAGAAACGATATCATTAATTGTAAATATGATATCATTATTTATGGGAACATTATTGACAATATTAAGTTCGATAGTTAAATTTAGAAATTATCGGGAAAATATGGAAAAATTAAAAAATATACATGACATATTATTTAATTACAAATTGATGTATAGTAAACAAAAAGATTTGATAGATTATTTTAGTATGTCTAATAATTTAACAGCCGAATTATTTGATAAATTAGTAGAAAATGTTGAAAACATAAACAAAGAAATCAAAGATATAAATATTTTTGAAAATGTGCGAATAAAAGACATTATTAAATTTAATAAAATAAAAGTTCAACACGATATTGAACTAAAAAAATTAACTAATAAACGCGAATTAGAATTTTTAAAATTAACAATTGAATCAACTCAAAATAAATTTTTATACGAGAATAAAAATAAAAAAAATAATGGTTCTTGTTTTTATTAATTTGAATAAGCTAAACCGCCCATTCCAGAAAGAATACGAAGAACATTATAATTAACAGTGTATATATAAATAGTGCCATTAACTGAAGAGGCTAGAGATAATACGGCAGTATCTATACGAGACATATTAAGAGTGCCTGATGGTTGATGTTCTTCTGGTTTAATAGCAAATGAATAAACATTAATACCATTATGGAAGACATCAGGGGTATATTCATGATGTTGATAAGGTTGAACGAGATTAAAATAAGTTCCATTGCGTTCGGCGAAACGGTCATTGCCATTGAGTTGTATTTTGGCTTTTGTGACAGGATTTGAACTTAATATATATTGATTGTCAGTAGTTCGATTGGTGAAATTATTCCAATATGGAGCAGCGACAACATCAGTCGCTGTAGATGAAACATCTGGTTTAATGACCCATATTAATTCCTTGCAAGGATGATTAAAATTCATTCGAATACTCTTCATTGAATTTGTAGTATTTCCTGAAACAGTATCGGCGCCAGTGAATTGTAATTGTTCGATTAGATATTCATGAGATAATTGAGCGAAACGACGGCGTTCATCGGTATCTAAGAAAATGTAATCAACCCATAATGCAGCACCAGATAAAACAACATTTGATGAAGTTGCCGCTGTATATGTGGAAGTATCATTGGTGCTTAATGTTCCGGCAGGCATACTTTTATTTGATGTTGGTTCAATCATAGCAGTAACAGTTTCTAATTCAATATTAACTTTAACTTCATGATATTGGAGAGCAATTAGAGGAAGTGCTAATCCAACATTTCTGCAAAACCAAAATTCAAGTGGAACATATACTGAATAGCTATCATTGGGTGCTAAAGCTATAGAACGATTATATTTATCACCACCAACCATTAATTTATATCCATCACGTTTTCCAACTGGTAATGATAATTCATTCCATATATATAACCACTCTGAATAATGTTTATCAATTCGTTGTCCTCCAATTTCTAATTCAATAGTTTTTAATAATTTTAATCCAAAATATGGAACTAATGCAACATATCCAGTTGAAGTAGTACCACTATTATTATTAGTTATAGTACCAGTAAAATAAATACGATTTATTAAATCACCATTACGAGTAACTTGACAAGTTACACGAGAACCAAAAGACGCAGAACCGTTAAAAGTTTGTTCTATTGCTTCTATTGCGAAATTAGTATGACGGCGATAAGCAACTTTAAAAAAAGTAATTTGAGGATTACCAGTTAAATAAACATCCTGAGCACCATAAGCAACAAGTTGAAGAAGACCACCACCCATTTATGCTATATTC